CACAACACTTTGTTTGAAGTTGAAGAAGGCGTAATGTTTGCCGTCAGACCAGTGTCTGAAAAAGTCGCGCTGTTTGTAGACGCAGTTGTTGTTAATTCTGCCGTGACAATTTGCAGCACCTTGCCGGCGCTCAGGCCCAAAAATGTATTGTTTGGTTTAGTGTTAGCCATTAGAGCTTGCTCCTCTCGGCGGCAATCAGCGCCTCTTGATTGGCCAGCCATCCGCCATCAGTGCCAAGTGTGGCTTCGCGCAAACGGCGTTGGGTTACTTCGCTTTCAAGGCGGGCGATTTCGACGAGGACGACCTGTTGGGCAGCAAGCCGCTCACACTCGGTTTGGATTTCCAATTCGGTTGGGAAAACAGTGCCGTCGTGTGCAATCAACCCAGCATACGTATTGTCGGTGTTTACAAACTGGGCATTCGGACGGAGCGACGAGATGGCCGCAGACGCTAAGTGGTGCATCATCCCGCAATCTCCATAGCTGTGATGGTTGACACGTTACGGCTAAACGAACTGTTGTCCGAGTCCGTGGTCGAACGGTTAATATAAACAGTGCCTGTGCCGTACTGACTGCCATACACTGAATAGGTAATTGAGCTTACCGACGCGGGGCTATCAAGCTCAACAAGAGTGCGCTGCGTTTGTGATTGGTTCGAGTAGCTTGCGCCACCCGCATGAATTTGGCGACGACTACCTGCGGCTGCGCCTTGCGTTAACAACGTACTATCCCGCGCCAAGTCAAAAGCTGCAAACTGAGTGGTGGAGATTGTGTCAAAGTGAACCGTAGCCATAACCAGAATTTTGTTAGATGTAGAGGCGGGGGTGATGTTAACGGCCAAGCCCGTCACGATGGCGGGCGTGGCGCTAGTAGTAGTCCATGTCGCAGCCGTTAAAATTGTCTGCTGAACTTGCAGCACCTTGCCGAGACTAACGGAGGCGGCGATCTTTGCAGAGGTAACAGAGAGATCAGCCAGCTTGGCAGTGGTTACGCTCCCGTCTGCCGGTGTCGCTGCCGGGATCGTTGTGGTGAACGTGGCCTCAACATTGCTGACGCCCGCGCCAATCGCTGCATCGAACGTAACTACAGCGCCGCTGACGCTGTAGGTATTGCGGTGCTGCTGGATGCCGTCAAAGGTGATTTCGACGTTGTCCTCGGAACCGGGATCAGCCGACAACGTCAATTGCGTGGTTGACCCCGCTGTGAAGTCTACACCAGCCGCAAAGTTATCCGTAGTCGGAGTGCGGGTCTGGCGCAGGCCGGGATCAGTGCCGTTGAGAAATCCGCTCATTACGAAATCTCCAAGACCGAAAGCGTGCAGTCGATGTTGGTGTCGTCGCCCTTTATCTGGATGTAGTCGCCAGCCTCAAGTACGAGCTTGCCTTGGATGGGGTTGAAGCCATCGTTGGCCGGGATCGAGATGCCGGGGGCCACGACCGTGGTGGTGGCGCCGCCACTGGCGACCTTCTGTAGCCAGAAGGTCTTGGCGTCGGTGGCGTGTACGTTCGCGGCGGTAAAGCCGATGACGATGCCGACCGTCAGGGCTGGTGCCGTGTAGATCGTGACGTATGAGGCGGTCGTAGCCTGCTGGACACTTTGGAATGCTTCAGCCATGTGACGCTCCTTAGCTCAAGGCGATGACAAGTCCGACGCTTGCGCCGGGGGTAATGGATGCGGCAGCAGCTTCAGCAGCAGATGCCGACGTAGCCGCCGCGCTTGCGCTGGCCGACGCAGCGGACGCAGAGGACGACGCAGCGGACGCAGAGGACGATGCAGCGGACGCAGAGGACGATGCAGCAGACGCGCTGTTTGATGCGTTGGTCGCGTAGGTAATGATCTCGGTTGTCGTCGGTCCAATAGACCAACCGTCGCCGCCAGAATTGACGACCAGCGAACCATTTGCGGTAAAGGATGTCGGCAAGGTGGGGTCAAAGTTGCCGGTATAGCCGTCAGGAAGCTGCGTCGTGCGACCAAGCGCCCGCTCTTGTTCCTGGGAAATCATCGTCAGGCGGTCAAGCGCCTGCTCGTGGCTTTCCGCTGGGAAAGGATCGTTCTCAACGTAATCCGTTTCCTGCGTCTGCGTGGTGGTGCGGTTGATGACCCACTTAACCGTCGCAGCAGGAGCCGTGGCAGCAGTGACTGTGCCTGTCGTGCCTTCGCCGCCCGTCACCGTGTAGTCAGTGCCATTGGTTTTTGTGACTTCCGCCCCTGTCGCAATAGTGACCTCGATCACCTCAATTTCGGCGCTGGTGCCAGTGCCAAAAAATGCGTAAGTCAACGGGAAAGCTGTGGTGCTGCCGTCACCATTATAGCTAACTGTGTTGGTTGTGCTTGAAAGGGTCATTGTTTGGCGGCTCCTTGATTGCCACTATATCCTACTGCTGGACGCAATGCGTCAAAAAATTGGCCGATTACATCCTGCATCATTGGTTCTGCAATGGCGATGGCAGAAAGCCTGCCAAGATGCGCCGCCATTCCCATCTCACCTATTTTTTTTGCTGGAGTCGCAAGCCACTTAACAACGGACGGATTAGTCAACATCTTTGCGCCAACCCAAGGCGCAAGCAATGATCCAGAAACTGCCGTCGCGGCCCCAGTTACGTCACCGACCATCATTCCAGTGCTTGCGGTTCCAAGCGTCTGCCATATTAAAAGCTGACCAATCCCGCCAGCGGTTTGAGACACGTTTGCAACTCTATTAACCTCTTTTAACGCGCCGACAACATCAACGAACTTCATAAGTTCGCGCATTGTTTCTTCTTGCCCGGTTCCACCAAATAGCGCCTCAACTGCTTCTGGGCCAGCCTTTCTAATTTCACTCAGGCGCGTCATAAAGGTGGCGACGCTAAATTCTGCCGTTTGCCCAACTTGCCTGCCAGCGGTTTCTCGCCCAAGATCATAAAGAACAGAGGCGGCAACATCTCCCCATTCTTCTTTTGTAAAGTGCGAGCGAAGGCGCTCCAATGCCTTAACGCCTTCCGGTCCTTTAGATTTTGCAGAAGTAAGAAGGTATTCAAAAGCCGCCGTGTCGGCGTCATAGTCCATGATCTTTTTTAAGGTTTTGTCTGCGCCTTCTTTGAATGCAGCATACTCTTTGTCAAGTGCCGCCAATGCTCTGCTCGCGTCTGGACTGACATCTGACGCTGCGTTGGTCATGTCTTTCCGCATAGCGTCAGAAAGATCATCAACAAGCCTGTCGTAATCCCCCGTTGTCCCCGAAACTTTCTTTCGCTGAATTGCTAAAAGGTCAGTCCTGAAACGGCGAAATTGCTCAAAAGTAAGTTGGCCGTTTTCAGCCATGCTGGTAATTGCTTCATATTTTTTTATGAGGTCTTTCAACTGCCCTTTCGGCGCAGCAGCAGCAGGGAAGTCAGCTAATTCAGCCAGCCTTGGAGCGATGGCGTCTTTGACGTTATCCATGTTTGTTACAAGGGCATCCGCGCCAATATCGTGAAAAATGTTGTCGTATTGCGCAGAAAACCAAGTCCTTGCAGCATCTTTTGATTTCTTTGCGGCCTCTTTCATCGCCTCGCCAGCGGAAGTTCTGTCAAGGACGGTGCCGATCTTTGACGCTATCTTATCCAGTGCATCAGAAGTTTGGCCGACCACGCGCCTTGTTTGTTCCTCAATAATGTTTGCTGACGTTCCAGCAACCTCCAACCCCTTTTCAACCCTGGCTAAAAGAGTGCCTTCGCTAATTGCTGACGCCACCGGGTCTATGCCCAACTCTCTAAATTTCTGCGCCAGCGCCGCCGCCGCCCCTGTCGGGCCGCTTATGACTTTTTTCAAACCCTTGGCAATAAGTGGCCCTGCAACCTCACCGGTAGCAGCAGTTCCCATACGCACACCGCTTTCTAGCAGCTCGCCGCCGACGCCCTTTGGCGTCCTAACCCGTCTGCCAAAGATTTGAGTTGTTAGGTCAAATGCCCGCGCACCAAACTCTGTCCCAGCAGCAACGGCAAGCGGAACGGTAATGGCTTCTTCTGGCAAAAACGCCTGCGGCCCCATTTGTCCTGCGGCAAATGCCCCAAATCCAGCAGCAGTTCCAAAAAATGCCTCCGATGCAGTTCGCGCATAACCAGCGAAATCCCCTGCATCAAGGCCAATTGGATTATGCAACGTAAACTTTCCAGTTTCGGGATCGGTATAAATGAAATTATCTTCACCGTAAAAAGCAGCGTCAGGATAATAATTTTTCAGCGTTGCAAGTTTATCTTCCTGATTGTCAAGTTCGTCAACCACTGCCCTGACAGTCGCGGGGGAACCACGTTTCTTGTCAATAAGCCTATCAAATTTGTCCGTCTTTCTGAAATTCAAGAAAAACTCTTGAATAAACTCAGGTGATGCGCCCGGCTCAAAACCAAACGTGGCTCCGCCAAAATTGACTTTTATGCGAGGCTGCGCCTGCGCAGGTTGATCTTCTGGCGCTTTTTTAGACGTTGTTTGCGGCGTAAGTTCCATTATCCCGCTCGCCTTTATCTAGCTTTTTTCTTTTTGTCTGATTGTTCCGGCACAGGTTTTGGTGCAGTGTTGTCAGTTACTGATCCATCAGCGCCAACAGTAAATGTAACATCATTTGGCACGCTAGGGGCAGGCGCCGGGTTAACAACGACATTCCCTTCCGGCGTATTTAACTCAGCACTTGCCCCTGATTGCCTAACCCCATCAAAAACCATGTCATAACTTGTTTGCGGAATACCCAGTTCTATCAACCGATACCCTGTGTCTTTTTGGTATCCATCGACAAATGATTTTGAAATCTCCAGCGCCCTAGTGGTAAATGCCTGCGAAGCCTCATATGCTTCTTGGACAAGCACGTCAGAAACACCCTTGCCTTGCGTTGCGCTCTCGATTGCTGTGAGAAAACGAGTTGCAAGCGAAGTTGTGCTTTCGGCAAGTTTAATGTCGCTATCCCTGACAACAGCGCCATCATCAATAAGTTTTAAGTAACCTTGCAAAACACCGAGGGCGGCGGCTTTGTTGCCTTCCTGCGCGGACTTGTACAAAGTTTCGATGCTGCTGAGTTGCGTTCTGGTTCCGGTTGCCGCCTCGATGTAAGGCTTTACCTTCTTCCCGGCTCCTTGTGGCGTCAATAGCGTTCTTCCGCCATCTTGGAAATAATCTTTATTCGGGTCAATTTCTGTCGTGCCTGGAAGTTTGATGCCCATCACTGCCGCCGCAGCTTGCGGAGTCCGTTGATCTTGCGGAATGCCCAGCCCATTAAACTTATCCTGAACTTGCTGCGCGAACGACTTGTTTGGCGATATATCATGGCCAATAACAAAATTTGCAGCCTTTGATGGGTCTATGGGGACACCTTGGTCTTGCAAAGACTTGACGGCACCGGCTCGCGCCATCATTTCTCTTTGTAACTTTGTTTCTTCTGTTGCAAACGCAGAAATTTGCGTTTCGTACTGGTTTCTCTTTGATTCCGGCAAATATCTCGCAAGCAGTGGGTTATCTTCCAACATAGAGTTGGCCTCTTTCCACTTGCCGCGCCTGATAAGACCGCCGACAGTATTGTCCATAACCATTGCATAACCCTGCTCTCGCAAATTCTTTTCAGACGCAGCGTCCATGCCGTCAGAATATTTACTAACGATACCGTCGATCTGCCCAAAAGCTGCCTTAAAATTATTGGGGTTTTTTGTCAGATCGGCCACTAAAGGGGTGATCTCAGAAACGGCAGCATTGGCAATAAACTGACGTTGCTCGGTGTTTGATTTTGTAATCAACTGCTGCATATAAGCGCCTTGACGCTCGCGAAGATCGGCCTCCAATTTAGCCCTCTGATCGGCGCTTCCAGAAAACGCAGTCAGCTTTTTTTGCAGGCGCTTTTCTTGTTCCGCAGCATATGTGTCTAGCGACTGCGGATCACGAATATTCGCCGTATCAAGAAATGCTGTATATTCCTGCAATTCTTCGTTTTCGTATTGGCTTTTTATTTCAGTGGTTTTAATAAGGTCTTCCCTCGCCTGCACCCGCTGCGCCGCCTCACTCAGAACCCCACTAATAGCCATCCCGGCCTCGCCAATAGTTTTGAGCGGCGACTTGCCAACAATCGAAAGCGGAGCCATTTGCTGCCCCGTGGTGCCGGGGATGCTGCGCTGCTGCTGATACTTAGGGATAATAGCCATTTCTCACCTACAATAATGCAAGGCCGCTTTTCGCGCCCGTCAGCAATGTTTTCCCGGCGTCTGTATAAGATGCTTGTTTTGCAGCGCGACCCTCCATGCGGGCCAGTGTAGCACGTTGTTGCGCCGCTGTCGCACCCATTTGACCACCATACCGAATAGCCAGGGCGTCCAGTTCTGCTTCCTCTGCCGTCATGTCGAAAATGTCGCCCATGTCGAGCAATTCACCACCGGAAGCACCGGCCCCGGCGCGTTGCGTGCCTTTAAGCTGCGCCACTTGGCGGCGATGCGCTTTTTCCTCAAACTCAGCCTTTTGGCGTGCGGCAATGGCTTGATTTTGAGCGACTTGCGCGTTGTAGTTCGCCATCTGTTGCTGGGCTTTGCCCTGTTGGATTGTACCCAGCGCAGTTATTCCTGTCATTGCGCCCATGCCGACCGATGCGACGGTGGCAATAGTTGACGCCGCCGCCGTTCCCTCAGCGGCCAAGCCCATAGCTACGATTGCTTCCGGCCCTACACACATATCACACCTTCGTCGTATTAAGTTCCGGCATAATCGCCAGAACGGTTAATGGTAACGGCTGATCTTGCACCAACGTGATATATCCGTCCTTGTCCCAGCCTCGCGGAAATTCCACTTCTTTATCGCCTGTAAACAGGGCAGGAGCCTGATCCTGTTCGTCGGCGCTTGAGCGAAACGGAATGATGTCCAGCCGAGATGCGTCTGGCCCATGCTTGACGCCCAGCGTCTTATATAGCCTGTAATTGATGCGCGAGATACGCTTTTTCTTGCCCTGTGCTGTCCCGTCAGCAGCGCCAGCCTCGATCCGCATGGTTTGCACCGTGGAAGTATAAGAAAGCCCCACATGGGCCTTGGTGGCCGATCTGTCGAGCGTTATAGAACCGCTGGAAACGGTTTTGTCAGGATGCGTTGCGCCATCAGCCAAGATCGACACCGTTTCGCCTTCCAAGTGGTCAAGCCCCTGCAAAGTCTGCACAGCGCCGCCGTTATAGGTCAGCATACTATCAAGGAATGTCGCATTTGTCGTCGTAGTCTGGCCCTCGTCCAGGCCAGCCGTCATAAATTCAACGTATTGAACCGTCGCGCCATTTATGGTGCGCGAAACGATGCACCACAGATCATCCCTTGCGCCGTTCTCGCTTGGGATCACCGCAACGCTTTTCGCTTTGGCATCAGTGCCGCCGATGATATGACGGTGCCACCCGATAACGTCCTGCGCCCGCTCGTAAGTCATGCCTAGCAGCACGCCATCAGATCGAACCATCCAAACAACGCTGTCAGGCTCTTGCTGGTAAGCCATTTCGGTGACGCCGCCCTCAGTAATATGCTCTGCCAAAATCGCCAAATCAGGCGCAGTGTAGGCATCGCTTTCAAACTGATAAACATATTCACGCACCTTGCGGCTGGCACGCTGCAAGAATAGAACAGAGTTGCCGACCTGCGGCGGCGTGACTTGCGCCGAACCAAATGTCGTTTGGCGAACAACGCGAGTGTTAGTTGGCGACAGCGGGCTGTTATTGTCACCTTGCGAGACAATAAATTCGCCGCCAGCAGTGCCGACGCTGAGAACCTTCCCGGCACGCATCCAGCGAATTGTGTTCACCTGATCGGTTGCAATGGTATAGACAAACCCACTGTCATCCAGCACCGTGCCATCGGCCTCAGTCGGGGCGTGGTTTTCGTAATCAGCCGACACGCTAAAGAACATTGACTGCGGGCGGTCAGTCGTCGCGCCCCATACAAGCCTCTGCTCGAAGAACGTCACAACAGCAGGAAACCCGGTTGTGTCTGAAAACGAACCAAGCCGCCATCCACTGCTGGCTGTGGTTGTGGCAAGATTTGGGCCGTTGATTGTCGCCGTGACGCTGGTGGTCGATCCTACAGCCGTGATCTCCATCCAAGACCAGTTGTTCGCGCTGTCTTCAAATCGTATCAGCCGCCCAACATCCGTAGAAACAAAGCCAGCATCGCCATTGATGCCTGTAACTGCGCTTGCAGTTACGGTGATGCTGCCGGAAGTGCCGGAAGGCGTCAGAGTTGTGTCGGTGGCGTTAATGGCGTCATATGGGCCATCTTGAAAGTCGATTTCCGAAAGCGTCCAGTTGGCGTCGCCAAGCCTGGACAACTTGCGCGGCTCGTGGTTCTCATGGGCGATGTAAAGAACGTCTGCCGATTGCGTAATCACAAGCTGGAATATTTCGGCTTCCAGATAAGGCGTTGCGACCTCATACGCCGAACCAAGGTTGAACTCTGACGAAAATTCTTCCGCAAACGGCCCAGAGTTGATGCGGCCATAATTCTTATAAAACCGGATATACTGATCGCCAAATTCCAGAATATAGGCTTGCGTGACGCTAAACTCAAAAGGCAGCAGGCGGGTCGCCTTGCTGCTGTCTTTAACTTCTGATGCGAAATATAATCCGCCGCGACGAGAAACAGGACCGTGCTTCTGCACAATCATATTTTCAATGGATTTGCACCCATTGATATATTTTGAAATGTCAACGCGCCCCTCCAGCCGTGGCGACAGTTCGCCAGCCGTGAAGTTTGTTTGGATTGGCGCGGAGCGCGGCATCTAGTTCACATCTACCGTCAACGACCCGGCGTAATTCAACCGGCTATCCAGCCAAGTGTCTGCGACAATATTCGGTTCGCCGCTTTCCTGGCCGTCAATGCTGCGGGCGTCGGTGATTTTCATCCGATAGACTTCCATCATGTTCTGATAAAGCGTGCTGCTTTCAGCAAGAGGGATTGAAAGCTCAGCCGCAAGGCGAGCAGACAACGCTTCAACGAACATGGCGTCAAATTCGTTAGGGTCAGATACCCGCGACAAATAAATGATTTTGGCCGTACCCTCATCGGTCAGTAGCTTGCGCCCCTCGATCTTGTAAACCATCGTCTTTTCTTGCATCTGCAAGACGCGCAGGCAGTCCGCAGGCAGCGCATATTGGTATGAATATTCAAAGGCAGGCGCTGCAACATCTTGGGCAAGCTGGACACGCTTAACAGCAAAGTTCCAGATATGGTCGCGCAGGGTGGCGTCACGCACCTGCTCATAAATGACATTAGCGGCACGAGCCGCTTCGCTGTTTTCCGTCAGGGAGATAATGGAGTTCGCGCCGATGCGAACCAAAGCATTGTTCACAATCTGGACAACTGAAGTTGCCATATAAGCGCCTCCTAATGGTATTGAGAGGGGCCGAAGCCCCTCTCATTACCTAGCTGTTAGTCCACCACATATTCAATGATGAACGACAGATCGCCCGCAGCGCCAGTGGCGGCGGCCGTGCTGATGGTCAGGGCGACATAGTAAGCGCCGCCCGGATCAGCCGTGTCTGCGGCATCCTGCCACAGCTTCTGACCACACTCCGCAATATCGCGGGCCTCGAAAGCATATTCGGTAAAGGCGGTAGCCGCCTGACCGAGCGTGATTGCAGAGGCAAAGGCGTCGGCATCTTTGACCGTGCCGCCAGTAGTGTAGACGCCAAGGTTCCAAGCCAGAGCCGGAGAACCATTGCTGTCGAGATCATCCGCCGCCAGCTTGATCGAAACAACCGAAGCGTTGGACGGGATCGGGGCCAGCATGATGATGTCGCCGGAGCCGGTGCCATCGGCGGCAACGGCGACGGAACCCTGGGCAATGCGAACCTTGCCTTCCAGTTCCTGCGCGTCGTTGGCAACCTGCGGCACGGCTTCGTAGTTGGCGACCAGATCAGAGTTTTGGGTAGCCATGTTCTAGCCCTCCTTATTCGGTGCAAAGGATTTCGAGAACGCGTTCTTCTTCCATGCGGGTCGCCCCGATGCTCATGGAGTAGAAGACCTGGGTGGCATAGTTTTTATCCGCCCGTTCCGAAATTTTCGAGGTTGCGTCCGAACCGACACCCAGCAGCATACCGTCCATCTGGAAGGCAAAGCAGCGACGGTCATTGGAACCGTCAACCGGGATCAGCTTGGTGCCGTCCATGCGCTTGCCGTTCACCGGGATGAACTTAAAGCCCAGGAAGGTATCAATATCGCCGCGAGCCAAGGCTTTGACGGTATTGAAATCTGAACTTTTGATCTCCGTGGTGTTCAGCAGGTCGGTGATCTGATCCGCCGTGCAAACGATGCAGCGGCCATCTTCCGGCACATCGTCGCCGTCAAAGGTTTCCTTGGCGGTAAGCAGTTTGGTCAGGTTCATGCCAGCCGAACCGGAGGCAATCGCGGTCTGACCGGCAACAGTGGTCGAACCGGAAACGCCGGTGTAGGAAGTGCCAAGGGCGGCATCGATCAGGACTTCATCCATCGCACGGCCCATAGCCATCGCGGCGGCTCTGGCATACTGCGAGGTCGGGTCGATCAGCATACGCACTTTGTCTTCGTTGTCGATCAGATCGGCCCAATCGAAGTCCTCAAGGGAAACCCGACGCCGCGAATGCGGAGTATCCATGCGAGGCGTATCGGCATGGCGGGACGGGCGACGGCGAGCAGCGGTAGCACCAATCTGCTCGAAAAAGGCATTTTTGCCGGTGACGGACTCTTGGCGAACAAATCCACGCAGCTTGGACCCGTCCTGCTGAACGAGGTGCTGCACATTCGCGGAATACTGTTCGACAAAGGCCGTAGTGACATTGACAGACATGTGTCAGTCTCCTTTGTTGAGTTGAAACAGCGGTTTGTGGATTGTCCGCCTAGCGGGTCCGAATGTGCCTCAACGCTTCGCGGGTCGCGTGGATTGTCCGAGATATGAAGGCGTCACAAATATAGCACAGTGTTGCAAAAAGGAAACAGTTATTTTTTATTGAATAGAATTTTGGAAAACCAGTTCGACGCAGCGCCAATCAGACATGATAAAGGCCGCTTTCGCGGCCCTTACCTTTCCTCGTGTATTTCGTCTTGTCTCTGACGACTTTATGCCCTAAAAGCCTTCTCGCCTTCCACGTTGGATCGCGTGGCTTTTGGAGGTCTGCCGCGTTTTTTTTCTTCTTTTGCATCGCCCATAATCCATTCGTAATACTCTTGCGCTCTGGCAAGGGTTCCTCTGCTATCGCCGGTAGACGCGACTTCAAGGCATTTGATCTTGATTTCGTCGTCATCCATCAGGCGTCACCATATGCCCGTTCAAACAAGCTTTGCACCTTGCGAACAACGGAGGTATGTTCCGGGTGGTTTTTGTCAAGGTACGCAGGATGGGCCATAACCGTTGCGGCTTCCGCTTTCGCTTCTTCCGGCGTCAAAACTTGCTTGCCCTGATTGGTCGGGCCAGCCAAATCCTTGTCTGCCATTGTAGACTTGGCGATATTGGCAAAGGCTTCCAAAACAGCCGGGTGATTGCCAAGCCCGCTTCCATCCATGATGCGTGCAAGATCATCGCCGCCATATTCTTCAAACGCTTTTCTCGCATATCCCACATTCTGCTCGTAGGCGCGGCCCCATTTCTGGTGCAGTTCCCGCTCTGCGTTTTCAAGGCTTTGGCTGCTATTTTCCTGCATCGCAGCGTGCTGCTGCGCTCGAAGATCAGCATACCATCCCAGCAAGTCCTGCGCTTGGTTGGCGCTTAGGCCAAACGAGTGGGCCGCCTTCTTGAACGCACCCAGACCTTCATCATTAAACTGGCCCTTGACAGGTTCCGGCAACTCGTCAGGCAGGCTCAGATCGTAACCATCTGGCCCCTGTGGTCGGCCAAGGAAGTTGTAAACGTCCTGCCAATCGTCTTCGGTAATGGGCTTGGTGATCTTGTCTCGGCCAAGATGTGATTGAAGATTGATGTATGAAGATGCAAGCGCATTAACGCTCTTGATCTTTTCAAGGGTCGGATTGCCCTTGATGTCATCTGACAATGCAGAGCGCCAATCATCATTTGCTGGCTTTTGGGTTGCTTCGGTTCCTGCATTATCCATGTTGTCCACCGGGTCGGGGGTGGGCATGGGTGCTTCACTCGGCATTTGCGATAATCTCCTGTGAGAGTTCTAGAAAACGCTCCGGCGTTTCATCCAGAGCAGTGAGGATCAAAAGGGCAGCATTCCGCATACCCTCTCGAAACATGACGCCGTTGCTGTCAGCGCCGTCAACATAGGACGGCTGCAAGACGCCACATTCTCGGCAAATGTAAGAAAGCACGCGCTTCCCTTCATTGGTGCCAAAAACTATTTTGAAGTCTGCTTTTAAATTATTCGGCAATGTTCAACCCCGCCTCTCCTGCCGTCTTTGCAATCTCAGCGCCTTGCTGCATCATCTGCATGGCCTGTTGGCCTTGCATCATCTGCTGCTCGGCCTGGACTTCTTCTGCAATCTCGTCGTTTGATTTCAGCAATCGAGGCGGCACGCCGTTGATCTGTGCGATGTGTCGAACCGTGTCAGCTCCTTTGATGACCCTAACGGCGTTGGGGTCCATGCCAGCAACAGGCGCGGCAAGTTCAAGGGTTCGCATAATGCCCTGCGTTTCGCTTTGACGCTGTGCGCGGGCAAGCGGAGAGACATATTCAATTTTGACCTGCTCGCCTTGGATGATCTCAGGCGGGATCGGCAGCTTGTTGGCTCGCGACAGAACGCCAAAGATGCGCTCGATCATCGGGCCAAGGAATTCAGACTGCAAACGGCCAAGGGTCGGCCCCAACAGGCGCAATGTGCGCTCTGTGCGCTCGATGACCTCGGTGGCCGTCATTTGTGGACCGCCTTGGAATTGGAGTTGGTCGAGGTAAAACGTCATGCGGATGCGGTTTCGCACGTCTTCCATCATTTCAAACCCAGCCGGAAGATTGCCGCCCGTCAACAGTGGTTCAATACGTGCGCCGGTTGATGCGCGGTAATAGTTCAAGCCGCCAGGAATAGTGCGAACTGGGCCAAGCACGCCATCGTCAGGAACTAACAGCGGCGGGTCTACAATCTTCTGGCCCGCCTTGATCGTCGTTTTCATCATTTCCTGAAGCATTTTGATGTCAGGCAGCGCGGTCATGGCTGGCGAGCGCCCGAAAACTTCGCCGGGTGCTTTCATCCAGCGCGAAACCATGTAAGGCATTTCGTCAAAGCCGCCCTCGTGAAGAACGTGCTTTTCCTTTTCATCGAGATAGACCGATGCAACAGGCAGCAGGTCGGCACGCTTTTTCCCAGGCGTAACGTCTTCTCGCGGATAGACGCAATGCAGGATTTCCAGTTCTTTATCGTATTCCTTTTTCTCGTATAGCTTCTGCATACGAGGCGACAGGGATTTTTCGCCCCAACGCTGGACAATCTGGCGCAAAGTCATTTTCGACACTCGGTAAACGGTGTCGATGATTCCATCGGCGTTCTCAGCAATATAAATCTCGTCAATGTGGACTGATTTGAAGCCGATGCCATC